TAGCCAGAATCAAAAAGCGGGATGACTGCTCAGTTGAAAGTTTTACGCCAAGCATTAGGGACGCATCGGGCATGGTGCATGAGGCGACTACCACGGCAAGTAAATTTAGCGGCCCCGCTGGGCCAACAATTGACACGTTTTCCTACCAGCTCACGATGGTGCAAAAAGAAAAGATTGCACCCGGCACAGCCACTCTGCTGGCAACGATTAAATACAAATGCCCAGAGGGGGAACGAGTGGTGCAGTACCCTCGCCATGCAAATCTGAGTTTTAATTTAGGAGGTTAACTATGTTGGGACTAGACGCTATCCTTGGCATCGGCGGCAAGCTGATTGACAAACTAATCCCTGACCCTGCTGCCCAAGACGCCGCACGGTTAGAGTTGCTTAAACTGCAACAGTCAGGCGAACTGGCAGCAATGACTGCCCAGACCGAGATCAACAAAGCCGAGGCCAGCAACCCGTCTGTGTTTGTCAGCGGCTGGCGTCCAGCAATCGGCTGGGTCTGCGCCTTGGCAATGGGGTATCAGTATCTGGCTCGGCCCCTGCTGGTTGCCTTTATGCCTGCGCTGGCCTTCCCCGGCCTTGATGACAACCTGTGGCAGTTGATGATGGGTATGCTTGGCTTGGGCGGTCTAAGGACGTTTGAGAAGACCCAAGGCGTAGCATCAAAATGACCCCGCATTTCACACTTAAGGAACTGACGCACACTGACCACCGGCTGCTGGACAACACGCCGAACGCGCAGGAGTTGGCAAACCTTAAGCGGCTGGCAGAATTTCTGGAGACTGTCAAAACTACGCTAGGCGGCAAGCCAATAATGATCAACTCAGCGTTTCGCTCCAAAGCAGTGAATGACGCTGTGGGCAGCAAAGATACCTCTCAGCATAGGCTAGGGTTAGCTGCTGACTTCCGAGTGCCTGGGATGGTTCCTGATGCCGTTGTGAGGGCGTTGCTGCACTTGCCCTATGACCAGATCATCCGCGAGTATGACGCCTGGACGCACATCAGCATCAGCGACAAGCCTCGGCGTCAGGCGCTAATCATTGACCGCAGCAGCACACGTTTGTTTGCGTAGCAGGCTCATAGCATCCCGCAAGTCTTGACGTAGCTGCTCAAGCGCCTCTTGTTGGGCTTGAAGTCTTAGGTAAGCGTCCAGGGCGAACCTGTCCAGCGTCGTTCGCTCCCAGGCTGCAAAGTTAGGCAGATCGCTCATTGTTTGCCTTGATGAACATTCCAATCTGTTTTTTGGTTTCGTTTGCTGTATTTGGTAATATGAAATTCATTTCTTTTTTTGTTAACTTGTAACGCGTTATATTCTTTCTTAAGATCGCTATCTTGTAATTTATTTATTTCGGTATCGTAGTCTGACTTTTTTAATTTTTGCAAAAGCGGTACGTCTTTTTCTGGAGGTTGATCCCAAAGACGTTTGCTAATTTTGCTAAGGTGATTACTCACAAAAACCCGAATGCCAATTTTCCACGGATACCCAAGTTTGGGAACACGTTTAAGGTGTGGAACTTCTTGTACAAAATCTTTCTTTGTTATGTCCTGAAACATTTGGATTGCGTCAATTACAGTCCCCGCTTGACGCCATGTGCGTATTAAACAAGCATCCCAGTATTCTTGATCTGTACTCATGTTTTTTCCTTATTAATCTGATTCCTTATCCACTGTGGGCCACCGAGTTGTAGCAGCTTAACGCGCTGGCTCTTGGTCAGACGCAGTGAGTAGACCACCATCAGATCGGCGTCAGCTTTCTCTTTTCGCCACTTGATCTCGCGCTCAATGCGCTCAAACTCGTCGTCTTCAGTGATCATTTTTAGCTTTCAGTTTGGCTTCTGCCCATAAAGCGCCAAGAGCAAAATAAACCCCGTGATCGTCCTTCTTAGCTTGATAGTCAATCTCCGTGTCCGTCAGCCCCTGCCACGGGCGCTGCGCTGCTGGCCGTGCCTTCGTACCCACGCAGTCTTTGTAATGACACGCATCTCCGTCTTGACAAGGGCATCGAGGGTCTTTTCCTACACATGACTCGGCTTGCTGCTCTGGCTGTGCTGCCTTCTTGCCGTCGGCAAACCCCCGCTGGTACACAATCAGCAGCGTGTCGGCATACACCTGCGTGTCGTTGTCATCGTCCATCTTGGCTTTTGCTGCATTGCGCTTTGAATAAAATCCTGTCATGTGTTTCCCCTTGCTCTGATAGCGTAAGCACAAGCATCTGCAACATTTTCTGCGCTTACTTCATGTGCTTGTTGGTACTTCCGCGCAATGTCTTCTACCGCCATCTCGCAAGCCTCACGCTCATGCTTGGCAACAAGGTTGGCAAAGCGGTATCGTGTAAAGTCCTCACCGTTTTTAACGGCTGTTTCTGTAGCTTGATGCCAAAGTTTGTCAATGTCATCTTTAGTCATAGCAGATACCCAATAAAGAAGGCGAATGCCGCTGTTGAGATGGCGGTGATGAGTACCACAATGCCAGCCTCCAGCCACGGGTTCATGTACAGGTCTTCTACTTCATCGTCTTTCATTTGGTTTCTCCTTTAGCTATTGCGGCACGGGCTTTTTGTCCCCATGTCATCTGTTCGTTTTCTTCCCACGACATAATTTCCTTCATCACCGCCAGCAGTTCCTGATTCACCTCATGGAGTCGGCGTAGTTCGGCGGCGGCATCTGCGTGAGCCTGCAAAACACTACGGTCAAGTATGTCAGCCAGCCTCAAGGCTTCTGGTTGTGTCATGCTTCCCTCGCTTTCAGCATGGCGTCGGCCAATTTGTACGAATTCGCCGCAACTGTCTTTTCCTCGTACTCAAGATACCCGTTTGAATCACCATTTGCCGCAAGCATTCCCTGCATAGCCTTCGCCGCAAAGTAATCGCGCAGGGTCATGCCTTGATTTGGGTCGCCCCAATGCTCCAAGGGCTTTGTTGTTGGAAACGCTGGGCCTCCTGTGTTGTTCATGTCAACTCCTTCAAAATGGAATGTCGCTATCTTCATCTTTTGGCAAGCCCTGGTACTCTTTCGGCTTTGGGTCATTCAGATATGCCCAGCCATCCCAACCGCCTTCACGCAACGGAATAACGTCCAACTTAAGCATTTCCCCCCGTTGCGTCTGGATGATTGAGCCAATTCGCTGATAGCGGTTCTTTTGTTGGCCCTGGCCGTTGGTGTATGTGCCGACTACGCAGCTGATTTCTTTTGTGATTGCCATGATTTCTTTCAATAAGAGTAAGTGTGTTGATTGCTGATTTCTTGAATAACCTGGTCGTAATAAACCCTGGCCGCTTCTACCTTCACTTTGATCTTGTCTTCCATCACCGTGTCTCTGACGTATGGAACAACGGTCACGCGCAACTCGCGGTTGATGTGATCAACCTGGTGCAGTGATTTGTTCTCCCAGCCAATCAGATCCGCAGGAGTGCTGACCAGGCAGTAAGCAATGTCTGCCCGTGGCTTGTCCCACAACCACATATAAGCGCGTAGCTGCCATTCGTAGCCCTTGTCTTCACCTTGTTCACCCAGCACCGGGAAGGTGGTCAGACACCAGCTTGATTTAATGTCAATGATGCGGTCATCAGCAACAATGTCAGCCTCGCCAGTGATCCATGCGTTATTACGGCGCTCGGTGTTCTTTGCATGGCTGGTCAGGTGGACAGCGTTGTACAGATCAATGGATTCGTCCTCAACCTGGATGCCCTTGTCCATGTACTTGCTGGTGACCCGTTCGTCGTAGCCGTAAATAAACTCTTTGGCCAGCTTGGTCACGTAAGTCTTAGCGCCGACAGACAGTTCATCTTTGCCCTTGCCGTCGGTCATGATTGCGCTCAGTGCGCTGGCGCGAAATAGGATGCTCATAGTGTTGCCTTTCTTGCGTCTTTGGCCTTGGTGATTCGATCACGGGCGTCGGCATCATCACCCACTGTTTTGATTCCCTTGAAAAAGGCTTCTTTGAGTTGTTCATGCGTAAAGCAATCAGCAATGTCTGCCAGTAGTGCTTTGATGGTGGCGTCTGTTGCTTTGGCTGGCTTTGATCCAGCGTTGCCATCGTCATCCTCGGGCGCTATGCCGCAAGCTGCCATTAAGCTGTATCGACGCGCATAAGTTAGAGCAGAGCCATACCCCTGCGGATCGTGTTTGGCAGCGGGTACGTGCAGTTTGCCGCACTCCAGCATTTCACCGCTTTCATGCACAAACACGGTTTCCACGGTTACACCGTTATCGTCCAGGCTGTTGCGCTGGATGAGTGCTATGCCGTTGTCGTTTAAACCGCCTATGACAGCTTCAACGCAAGCGGCAAGGTCAGCGTACCGGCTTTTGAAATGCGGGTTCGTAGCGGTCTTTAGAGCAGGCCCAAAGGCCTTTTGTGCTTTCACCAAAGCAGAGGCTATCTGTTTCATGTTGTTGTTTCCTTGATTTCCAATGGTTCTTTGTTTTCAGAAAACAGGTTAATTTCTGTCCTGTTGCCTTTGTCATCAGTAATAGTCAGCTTACGCCGCCAGAAAATACCGCCCGTGCTGGTGGTCAATGCATTTGTCTCGGTCAACTCCAAGGTCGTGATTCGGTGAAGCATGATGGTTGTCATTTCATTTCCTTTCGTATGCAAGTTCGATTTCCAACTCTTTGATATGCTCATTGGCGTTAGCCAGCAGGTACGACATTTCCCGCAGCTTGCTATGCAGCATCCCCACTTCAAACGCCAGCCGGTCTTCAGCGGCAGCGCCTTCGTAGGCACGATTCGCAATGTCCGTGATTCCGGACAAAATATCTTCGATTTTCACAATTGCACTTTCTGGGTCTTGTGACCCCGTTTGGTAAAACATTGGACAGCTCCGTTCTCCAGCAACTTCCACCCCGAGTTCTCGCCACACATCTGTTGTGCAGCCTTCTCAAACCTCGCCAGAGCCGCCTGCTCACGCTGAGTAGCTTTGGCATCAGCCGCAGCATCAATTGCAGCCTGGTGATCGCTAGGGCCGTCCAGCAGGTATGCGGTGGACAGCACCAGTGCAGCCAAAGCAGCAAGACCCCAATTGATTGCGTGATTCATTCGGCATCCCTCCGGTTTTCGTAGCGTTCCTGCCCACGGTCATACTTATCGTCTTCCGCTTTGGTTTCCATATCCCCAAGCGCTTCTTCCTCAATGGTTGCAACCCAATCGCCTAACACCTCGCTGATATCAACGCCTTCAACCAAGGCCCAGATCAACTCAACGGCTGCTGCGCTGCCAGGATGATCGTAGGTGGCGCGCTCCTCTGCTTCAAAAGCCAAATAGCAATCCAGCACAAGACCGCCAGCTGTCTCGAAACGATGGTTGTACAGACCATACAGGTCTGCTTTGGTTGGCTTGTAGCCAGTTGTCCAGACGGGAGTTTTCATGATGTTCTTTCAGGGGCCGAAGCCCCGTTTTGTTTAGCTGCGGTCTTGAACAAAGCGGATGGCAGATACGTTGTCTCGAATGGCAACTAACTTAAATCCAACAGGGATGAGGGTTCCATTTTGTGCGCCAAGCCCGCACCGCATAACAGGGTCTTGCACAATCAAATGACCATCGTTTTCATCGGTTGTGACTTCGTAGCCATTACGCTCAAGATATCCCTTAGCTTCTGTGATTTCGCGTTTACTTGTTGTCATGATGTTTTCCTAAAAAGACCTCTACGTTGTGTTGAGGATTGACGCTATTGTATAGCTAGCTAAACCAGCGTCAAGCCTTTTCTGGACTATTTTTATCTTTTTTTCTAGGTACTTTCCCTATGTTCATGTGTTAAGCCTGCTATACAATGCTGCGATGCAACCTGATCTAGACACAATCATTGCGAGAGCTGGCAGCAAGACCGCACTTGCCAAGCTGCTGGGAGTGACCAAGGCCGCGATCAGTCACTGGAAGGTCATCCCTGAGAAGCGCATTTGGCAGCTGAAAGTCTTGCGACCAGGGTGGTTTGCAGAGTAAAATTCGGGCATGGCTACCCTTAGCGGGGGAAAAGGCGATTCGTTACCGCCCTGCCAGACCCACCTTCAGTAACGGCTGACCTAGAACGTAAGGTTGTCAATGCACTACTACAGTTTCCACATCGGGGACTACAAGTCCCACACCCATCACTTGACGCTGATGGAAGACCTGGCCTTCAGGCGACTTCTTGATCACTACTATCTGCACCAGGCGCCGATAAAGCAACGCGACATTGCCCGTCAGATTGGGATGCGCGATCAGGAGCAGGACGTTCTTACCGTTCTCAATGAGTTCTTTGTCAGCACGGAAGATGGGTTCATCAATCCGAGAGCAGACAAAGAAATAGCCGCCTATTGTTTGATGGCAGAGGCTGGAAAACGAGGTGCTGACAAGCGATGGAAGAAGGGAGGGGATAGCCCCCCTATAGCCACCCCATTGCCACCCTTAACACCCCCTAATAGCAACCATGAACCAGTAACCATTAACCATGAACCATTATTAATACCAGTAGCTAAAGCTACTTTGTCCTCAGCGGGGCTGATGACTTGTCCACAAGATCAGATTTTGAAACTTTGGGCAAAGCACTTGCCACACCTGGCGCAGCCGCGAAGCTGGGAGGGTACGCGCAGAGCAACCACCAAACAGCGATGGAACCAGGCCAGCAGGCCAAGCGCATACAGCCCCGAGGGTTATCAGACAGAGGCTGCAGGCATCAAGTGGTGGGATAGCTTTTTCAACTACATTGCCAGAAACACCAGCTTGGCAAACGGTTTTGAGTCTGAGGGCAGAACGTGGCGACCAGACTTGGAATGGGTTTTGAACGCCCGTAATTTTCAACGCATCATTGACGGAAAGTACACAAAATGAGTTTTGCACCACCAGAATCAAAAAGCAAAGACGATGGCCCTAGCCTGCTGTGCAGCGTCAACGGATGCGGCAACCTGTGGAGCGTTCGAATGGACGGGCATATGCCTAAGTGCTCTTTCCACCAGTGGGGCGCAGCCAAGCCAAAGACGGAAAGCACATCGACTTACAAGCAATGGGCAGATCGCCAGCCGCTGACGAAACCTGTTGCCGATTGGTATAAACAACCTGACCAGCAAAAGGAGGAATGGTGAATGAGCTGGCTCTTTTCGCAGGCGCTGGTGGAGGAATACTCGGTGGACACCTCCTTGGATGGCGAACCGTCTGCGCCGTTGAGTGGGAACCCTACCCAGCAAGCGTACTGTGCGCCAGACAAAATGACGGCCTTCTCCCGCCTTTCCCGATTTGGGATGACGTACAAACCTTTGACGGCAAGCCGTGGCGAGGAATTGTTGACGTTGTATCTGGCGGGTTTCCATGTCAAGACATCTCAGCCGCAGGGGGGGGGGCTGGAATTGACGGAGAGCGCAGCGGGATGTGGCGAGAAATGGCGCGCATCATTCACGAAGTACGACCACGATACGTCTTTGTGGAAAACTCACCAATGCTCACTTCTAGGGGACTTGGAACCGTTCTTGGAGACTTGGCCTCAATCGGGTTTGATGCGCGGTGGGGAGTGCTGGGAGCAGCAGACGTTGGCGCACCACACCAAAGGGACAGAATCTGGATTTTCGCAAATAACATTTCCAACACCGACTGCGAGTCATATGCCCAGCGAGGGGTCGATCATGCAGTATCGGAAACTAGTGGACATGGGGATTTTGACAAAGACAGAAGCGGAGAAAATGTTGGAAGCATCATTGAATCCACCGAGAATGAAACCTTGGAAACCGAAATTAGAGCAACCATTGGAAACAAAGACTGGTGGATATATGAATCCGGCTTTCCAAGAGTGGTTGATGGGGTGGCCGCTAGGGTGGACAGACTTAAAGCCATTGGAAACGGACAAGTGCCACTCTGTGCCGCAACAGCCTGGCAGCTTCTCAGTAAATAATGGTGAAATATGCCTCTAGCCCTTATAAACATTGACGTTATAGCTACAAAATTAGGAGTATAAAATTAACTACTTTGACGCCCACAAGCTGCTAGACGAAACCCGCAATGGCTACAACCACACCGAAGCCGACATTACCGCCGCCTTGGAACTCACTGGAGACATTGATATCGACATACTCGGAAATGGCGTTAGCTGGTGGAGATCAAGCCCTGAAAGACGGACGCCGCGAGTATCTACTTCAACGCTTTCGGAAATTGGAACAAGATTTTCCGGGATTGCGATCAATGATCATCGAACGAATTAGGTCAATGAAATGATGCAAATCATGTTCACAGTGCCTGGTCAGCCGCACGGCAAAGGACGACCGCGGTTTGCACGACGAGGAAACTTTGTCGCAACTTACACCGATGCCAAAACCAGCAGCTACGAAGACCAAGTACGCTTTTACGCACTACAAGCAATGGGAAGCAGTGAACCGCTTAAAACGGCGCTGGAGGCTTTTATTTACGTCAGGCTACCAGTGCCACAGTCTTACTCCAAAAAGCGCACTGAGGCTTGTTTAAGTGGCTTGGAGAGGCCATGCAAGAAACCAGACCTGGACAACATCATTAAAAGCATGATGGATGGCATGAACGGCATTGTTTACGAAGATGATGACCAAGTGGTGGATTTGCACTCAACAAAACGGTATGCAATAAATGCTGGCGTGGATATTTTGATTAAGGAAAAATAATGGACAAATCAATTGAAATCCGTGCATTAAAAGCACTTGTCAGTGAATTGGATAAAACAATTGCTCGACTTGATAAAGAAATTTTAGAGAAACTGGAAGACGCATCTCTTGAACGAACTCGAACAAGCACGTTAATTGAAGTATTCCAAAAAGTATTTCCAAAAGATGCAAGAAATATTATTATTAGTGCAGCTATGCAATTGAAAAAAAATGGTGATATTAATTGCGATCTGTTGTCATATTACGATGCGAGTTACGAGGAATAATATGTTAAAACAAGTAAAGCCAGAATCAGAGCCGCCATATTACGTTTGTACAAGCTGCAACTGGGCGTGGAAATCATTGCGAGAAGCCTATAAGCATTCTTGTGGACTAAATCTACCGCCTGTGCCTGCTTTCCAGAGTTACAGTAAAAAGCCATGAAACTTGTTGCAATACCTATGAAATTAACTGAGGCAATTGATTTTGTCAGGAATTTTCATAGGCACAACAAACCACCAATTGGAGGACTTTTTGCCGTTGGCGTCTCTGATGGTGAGCAATGCAAAGGTGTTGCAATTGTTTCAAGGCCAGTGTCTAGGTCGTTAGATGATGGGCAAACTGTTGAAGTAATACGTTGTTGCGTGGTTGACGATGCGCCAAAAGGCTGTTGTTCTTTTTTGTATGCAAGGTGTTGGAATGCAGCTAAAGAGTTGGGCTGGCAAAAAATGGTTACCTACACTTTGCAATCAGAATCAGGATCGTCATTAAAAGGTGCTGGGTGGAAAGTTTTTGCAGAACTAAAAGGGAGAACTGATCAAGGATGGCAGAACCGCCCCGGCAGAGAGTGGCAAGAAGTTACAGGCCAATCAAAATTTAGATGGGAAAAACAATGAAAGTCACAGTATGGGAACCTGTTCAGGCTCACAAAGAAATGATGAACGTGATCTGGCCGATGCTGAAATCAATGCTGATTGCCGGCCACCGGATGACCATCGAGATCAAGCAGAGCAAGCGAAGCGTGGAACAGAACGCGATGTTTCACAGCATGATCGACAAAATAGCCAAGCAAATGGCCACGGCAGGCAGCACCTGGACAGCAGATGATTGGAAAAGATTGCTGATTGACCAGTGGGCGCACGACACAAACCGCAAGATCGGCAAGGTCTGTCCGAGTTTGGACGGGGAGCGAATTGTCCAGCTTGGCCTGCAAAGCCACAAGTTCACCACCAGCGAGAGCAGCGAGTTCATCGAATTCTTGCTTGCCTGGTCAGCAGACAAGGGCATTGATGTTTCCTAAACACGCCTATGTGCGCGACAAAGCCCTGCTGAAACGGGTGGCGCAACTGGATTGCCAGCACTGCGGCAGCGGGGAAATGGTGCAGGCAGCGCATAGCAATTGGGGCGGCGGAAAGGGACGGGGCATCAAAGCAGATGACAACCTGGTAGCCGCGCTATGCCAAACGTGTCATTGGGAAGTTGACCAGGGCCACACATTGACCAAAGAGGAGCGACAAGCAATGTGGCAAACGGCATATGAAAAGACAAAAGAAGTGTTATATTGATGATATTCTTGGCTAGTCCCCGTTTTTTGGACACTTATGAACATTGACGACATTGCAGAGTTCATTGCCCAGCTGTTCCACAGCAGCACGGTGACGCATCTACTCCACTTGAGTACCGACAGCTACAGCAAGCACAAGGCGCTAGGCAAGTATTACCCGCAGATCGTTGAACTGACCGACAAGTTTGCTGAAAACTTCCAGGGCAAGTACGAGAAGATTAAAAAATACCCGGAAGAATTCCACAGCGCGACTGACCCAATTGCTTATCTGCAAGGCATCCAGGCGTTTGTAACCGAGGCACGAGTGTCATTGCCAGAAGACACAGAATTGCAAAACATTGTTGATGAAATCGCAGAACTCATTAACAGTACCCTGTACCGCCTGCGCTTTTTGGAGTAAACATGGATAGCAAAATGGAAAAGATGGAGCCAAAAGCTGAAAAAGCACCAATGCAGCCAATGGCCCAGCCCATGATGAAGGCCAAAGCGCCTGCGCCAATGAACTACAGCGGCGGCAAATCCAACGGCGGCAGCTGCTACGACCACGGACGCAAGAGCAGCCAATGAATTGTGGATCTTGCAGGATGTTCCAAGACCAGCCCATCATGGGCGTCTGCCGGTTATATCCACAAACGCAAAACAAACAAAGAACTGATTGGTGCGGTCAATTTGCTGCAATTGAAGACAGAAAAGTTGTAGAAGTGCCTGTTTACGACATAATGACCGACACCATCAAACCGCAAGTTGTTGCCCGAATCAAACGAAAGTACGAGCGTAAAAATGTTCAAACCTCTGCGTGACCGTGTTGTTGTCAAACCCCAGGTGAGGCTGTTGAGCGACCTGATTTATGTAGACAACAAGGAACCCTTCAACGAAGGCACTATTGTGGCTGTAGGCCCACTGGTGACGGATGTGGCAGTTGGTGACTTCATTAAGTACGGCAACGGCGACTATCTCAACTGGCCCACCCAGACGGAAGATGGGCAGGATTACCAAATCATTCAAGAAGCTGACATTTGTGCAGTAGTGGAGTATGAAGATGGCGAATAAACCAGGGCTATATGCCAACATTCACGCTAAGCAAGAGCGAATTGAGCGCCAAAAAGATGCTGGCAAGACACCAGAGCGCATGAGGTCACCAGGCGCCAAGGGCGCACCTACTGCCGCGGCGTTCAAGGCCAGTGCCAAAACCGCTAAGAAATAATGGCAAAGCACGACAAACCTATTGCCCACACCACGACAGGTAAGGGTAAGAACTACAACCCCGTAGAAAAAGGGGCTGGTATGACTGCGGCTGGCCGTGCAGCTTACAACGCAGCAAACAACTCAAATCTAAAACCACCAGCCCCAAACCCCAAGACCAAAGCAGACGCAGGCCGTAAAGCCAGCTTTTGTGCGCGAATGGAAGGGGTGGTTCAAAACGCCAAAGGCCCAGCAGAACGGGCAAAGGCATCCCTCAAAAACTGGAACTGTTAAAAAGGAAACATCATGTCAAACTCAGTAGCTACCGGCGTTGCTTACTCCGACCCTGAATTTACAACCTGCTACGCAAGCCAAGAATTTGGCTATAGCGCAGCGGCTCAAACTGCCGTAACGCAAGCGACAAGCAAGTCTACCGGCGTGACTGCAAACACCAGTGCCGGTCAGATTACGATGAACAACGCAGCTTTGGCTGGAGCCACTGCCGTTTCGTTTGTTCTGACCAACAGCACGATTAGCGCCAAGGACACAATGATTGTGAACGTCGGAAGCAATACCACTGGTAGTGCCGCTGGTGCGTATGTTGTTTATGTGTCTTACATGGTTGCTGGTTCTGCTTTGATTACGCTGCGAAACCTGACTGCTGCTACTTCATACTCTGAGGCAGTAGTGCTCAACTTTTCAATCATTCACAACGTTTAATGTTCCCCGGCCAAAACCTAATCAGCCAGATGCTTCCTGCTAGCAGGGATATTCGCTTGTTTCAGCAACAGCAGCAGCAGATGGGTGGCGGCGGTTATCAGGGCGTCAGTTCAAATCCTGGTTGGGATGCGTTGTCCAATGAGGAAAAAGCCTCTTTTTACGAGCAAAACCCAACAATGGCAGGCATTACCCAATTAGGTCAAAAAGCCTTTGGGTTGAGCAGTTACGGGATGTTGCAAAACGCTTTACAACCTGCATTCGTAAGCGAACAGAAAGCAGTTGCTCAAGGCCCAATGGCGTACTCAGGGTTTAGGAACTTTGGCAAAGAAAGCAGTTTACCCAGCGGCGGCATAGTTAGTCCAGGTATGTCTGGCGTTTCAACGGATACGGGATTACAAAGCCAATTTAATACAGGTCAAACAGGCTTGTACGGCGATGCAGCTGCTGGCATGGGTACTTTTGGCGATTCTGCTGTTGGTTTTGGTGGCGGTTTTGGCGGTAACGTTGGCACTGGCGAGAGTGGCGGCAGCCCTGCTGATGCTGCTGATATGGGCTATTCCCACGGTGGCAAGGTAAAGCTGAAAGATTTGATCCAACCAGGCCCAGGCAAGGACGATGGCTACGGTGGCCTGAAAGATGGCGAGTACGTCATTAATAAGGCCGCGGTTAAGCGTTACGGCATCAAGATGCTGGAAAACATCAACCAGCGCAAAGTATCAAAGAAACAAGTAAGCAATTTCTTCAAGAATCATGGCTGACAACCGCCTGAGTACGTTTTTGCCTAACCGCAGCGTTATGGGCGCAAAAATGTTGCAACGCCCAGCACAGCCATCCTTGCGCGAACACTTGCGCGAACAATACCCCGAGGTCTATGGTGGTCTGGGTGGGCTGATGGGCATGGCACCAGACGAGATGGGCGGCAGCGTGTTAGACCCAAACACCGCCCGAGTCAGGCAAGGCGCTCAGATTGGGTTTCCAGTGGGCACTGCGTTACAAATGTTGCCCTTCTTTGGCCCTGCCAAAACAGGCGCTATGGCTGTAGGACGAGCTGGTGAACGTTTTGCAGAACGTGCTGTACCTCAGATCATGGAGCGTGGCGGTATGGGCGCTGAGATGCTGCAAGGCATGAGCAGAGGTGCTGAAAGTTATGCGTTACCGCCTGCTGGCCGCAGCGGGTTTGGCGCTTTTGATCCAAGATACGATCCGCGGGTAAAAGAGCAGGCTAGGATGCAGGCCATGACTCGGGATGTTCAATTAAATCCTGGTGCAGCAAATGCGCCTACGGTTTCGTTAGCCGAATTTGAAGGCAGGCCATTTATTACAAGCATGGCTGATCGCACGGCAGCTGGTGGCAAATTGGTAGGAGTTGACAATGTACAGTTCAACAGGCCAGTAGAGTTGCTTGGTGGACAGGACTATATGTTTAACAATCCTGGTCAAGTTTGGGCATCTGGCAAGCAACCAGCAAAAGCGTTGATGAAATACGCTGATGAAATTAAGGCTGCAACAGGGCAAGACCCGTTGTATTTGCCATATCGCATGGCTCCCACTGGTGGTGATTTTGCCCAAATGACAGGCGAAACCATGTTGGCTTATGCTGATGCGTCTATGGGCAAGATGCAAAAAAAGCAATTAGACAAAATGATAAAGCAATACATCCCTGATTGGGCGGGTGTATCTAATCCCGCAAGCGTTGATCAATTTAGGCAAATGCCAGATTTGACCCGTAAAGCCATCAAAGACAAGATGGACAAGAAATTTCGTGATGAAGGCGGTTTAAATATTGGAAGCGCACGGTTAGCAATATCAGACCCAGCACAGTTAGAAGCCCGTCAAGGTGGCATTATGAATGTCGGTGAGATATATGCTGGTAAGCCAATCATCACAGAATCTGGTCATCCTGCTTACCCAAGTGGCGTACCAGGCCGAGGCATTGGAACTGTAAGCAAAGACACCAGCATCTTTGAAATGCTGCCTGAGTACGCCAAAGCACGGAACATTGCTGACCCAAGGATGCCTAGTGACGCCGATATGAGATCAATCTCAATGAAGCCCTACGCTGGCGTGATTACCGAAAAAATGCTTAGACAGCTTGGCTACTGAACAAAAATTCAGGTTTAAAATTGTTTGCCAACTTTGCCCCATATCGCTCAAGCAGGAATGCTTTAACCGACTCTTGCGTAACAGACTCAACGCCAGTGACAACGCACCGCATCTCATGCAAGGTAAGCGCCTCAAGCATCTTGGCTGGAATTTTTACGTCTGTGTTGACGATTGGCGATAGTGTCATTTCCACATTGTATAGTTTAGCCAGCTAAACGTCAACAACAATCAAAGAGCAGCAAGTGCAATCACATTTCCCCTATATAAAATGATTGAGCATGAAGTCACCTCTGAAAAGCAACGCCTGGTTGAAAGCACCAGTGGGTTAGGCTTGCCCCATGAGCAGATAGCTATATTGGTTGGGATAGACGATAAGACGCTGAGAAAGTATTACCGCACTGAGTTAGACCTGGGCAAAGCCAAAGCAAATGGGCAGATAGCCCGGACACTGTTTGACAAGGCAACCAGCGGCGACACCACGGCACTGATCTGGTGGACAAAGACCCAGCTGCGGTGGGCCGAGACTGTCAAGCAAGAAATAACCGGAAAAGACGGTGAAGCGCTCCAGGGCATCCAGGTAACCTTTGTTAAGCCGAATGACTGACGTCAAAGCAGAGTTCCCTCTCAAGCTGCAAAGCCTGTTCCAGCGCAGCCGTTACAAGGTTTGCTACGGCGGCAGGGGCGGTGCTAAGTCTTGGGGGATAGCTAGGGCATTGTTAATCAAAGGGGCCAAGGAGCCAATTCGCATACTGTGCGCCCGTGAGTACCAGACCAGCATCAAAGACAGCGTACACAAGCTTCTGTGCGACCAGATCGAGGCTTTGAACCTACATTCTTTCTACGAGATCACCCAGGCCAACATCAAAGGCGCAAACGGCACTGAGTTCGCATTCGCTGGTCTGAAGAACAACATCAGCAACATAAAAAGTTTTGAAGGAGTTGATATTTGTTGGGTTGAGGAGGGAAGCACGGTCAGCCGCCTGTCTTGGAACGTGTTGATTCCAACCATCCGCAAAGAGAAAAGCGAGATATGGGTCAGCTTTAATCCTGAACTGGAAACAGACGAGACTTACCAGCGTTTTGTGGTTAAGCCGCCTGATGACTGCATCCAGATTAAGGTGAACTGGTCAGACAACCCTTGGTTTCCCGAGACACTGCGGCTGGAAAAGGATTCGCTCAAGCAAAGGGATGAGGAATCGTATAACCAGGTTTGGGAAGGTTTATGCCGCCAAACAGTAGACGGGGCTATCTTTGCCAAGGAAATGCAGCAGGCCGAGAAAGATGGACGCATCTGCCGAGTGCCATTTGACGCCACAAAGCCTGTACACGCTGTTTTTGACTTGGGTTGGTCTGATAGCACTGCCATCTGGTTCTTGCAGTTTGTAGGCATGGAAACAAGGCTTATCCGCTACATTGAGGACAGCCAAAAGACCATCAGCTATTATTTGGCAACCATGCAAACGTATGGTTACCACTACGACAAGGTATGGCTACCGCACGATGCCGAGAACAAGACACTAGCAGCATCTGGCCGCAGCATTGACGATATTGTCCGGGCGGCAGGGTACAAAACAGAGATATTGCCAAGGGTTCCCGTAGTGGACAGCATTAACGCAGCCAGAACAATATTCCCTAACTGCTACTTTGACCGAGAACACGCAGCTGATGGATTAGCCTGTTTACGGCACTACCGTTACGAAGTAGACCCAGACACCGGACAATTCAGCCGCAACCCCTTGCACGACCATTACAGCCACGGCGCTGATGCCTTTAGATACATTGGGCTTATGATTCGGGAACCGCACAAGCGCAAACCAAAAGCCATTGCCGAGGCCGCAGGCAGCTGGATGAATTGAGGATTGACCATGAATGACCCACGCATTGACGAAGCCATTAAGTTTTGGCAGCTGGTGAACGACAGCGACAGCACCAACCGCAGCGAAGCCCTGCAAGACATACGGTTTGCCGCGGGTGATCAATGGCCGGTAGAGATCCAAAACAGCAGAAATCTTGAAGCGAGGCCGTGCCTGACCATCAACAAAATTGATGCTTATGTGCGCCAGGTGACCAACCAGCAACGCCAGCAGCGTCCCCGCATCAAAGTGCATCCTGTAAACAACCTAGCAGACTACAAGATTGCCCAAGTGCTAGAAGGCATTACCCGTCACATTGAGGTCAACAGCAACGCCGACACCGCCTATGACACCGCATTTGACTATGCAGTGCGTATGGGCTGGGGTTACTGGCGCATCAACACCAAGTACATCAGTGAGGATTCGTTTGACCAAGAAATCTACATTGATGCTATCGACAACCCGTTTACCGTTTATTTTGACCCTAATAGCGTCAGACCAGATGGGTCAGATGCCGAACGCTGCCTAGTGACCACGCTGCTGAGCAAGACCATTTTTAAGGAAATGTATCCCAATGCCGATGACGGGGCCAACTTCACGCACCGCAGCACGGGTGACAATTCCGCAAGCTGGGTGACCAAAGAGGATATTCGGATTGCTGAATTCTTCTACGTCACCAGGGAAAAGGCCAAGCTGTACTTGTTGAGTGATGGCAGCAGCGGGTTTGCAGACTCTGACCGATTCCTTGAGCGTGTAGCAGCTGCAGGATTGACGGTGGTGGACACCCGTGAAAGTTTCCGCAGGGCCGTAAAGTGGTGCAAGATGACTGCGCTCGAGATTCTTGAGGAAAAGACCTGGGATGGCAAATACATTCCCATCGTGCCCTGTTACGGTGCCCAGGTTATTGTGGACGACAAACGCAAGAAATATGGCCTGGTGCGGTTTGCCAAAGACCCCCAGCGGATGTACAACTTCTGGCGTACCAGCATGACCGAGAGCATTGCACTGGCGCCCAAGGCCAAGTGGCTGCTTGCTGAAGGCCAGGACGAAGGCCATGAGAACGAATGGGCGCTGGCAAACATTAAGAGCAGCCCTGTGCTGCGTTACAAGCAGAAAGACATAGAAGGCCAGCCTGCGCCCGTTCCAGTGCGCCTACAGCCCGAAGCGCCCCCTGCAGGCATCATGGACGCAGCCAGTGCCATCAACATGGATTTGCAGATGGTATTGGGTATTCTTGACCCCAACCAGCTGCCAAGCGGCAACATCAGCGGCAAAGCGCTTCAGGGCCAGCAGAGCCAGACTGATCTGAGCAACTTCCACTTTTACGACAACCTGACGCGCAGCATCAAGCATACGGGCAAGATTCTGCTGGATTTGATACCCAAGATTTACGATACCCAGCGGGTGATGCGGATTATTGGCAGCGATGGACAGCCAGATATGACCACCATCAATGAGCAAACCGCGGTGGGCGAAGTGCTGAACGATGTGACGGTTGGCGAGTATGACGTTGTGATGGACACTGGGCCAGGGTTCCAAAGCAAGCGCCAGCAAGCTGTTGAGGCCATGATGCCACTGCTAACAGGCAACAAAGAACTGTTTGACCTAGCTGGTGACCTGGTGTTTAGGAATATGGACTTTCCAGGCGCAGATGTTATTGCTGACAGGCTGGCGGCTAAAAACCCGATGGCGCAGATTGACGAGAAATCAGATATACCGCCCCAGGTGCAAATGCAATTGGCGCAGCAACAGCAACAACTCCAGCAAATGCAGCAGCAATTGCAAGCCGCCCAGCTGGAGATCAATAACCGTATGCAAGTGGCGCAACTTAAAGACGAAGGCGAAACTAAGCGCAAGCTGATGGATGTGACTGCACGGGCGCATAACACCGAAACAATCGCAGAGGCTCGCGTTAACAATGAGAACATTCGTCGGGTTACCACGCAAAACCGCACTGAGATTGAGGCACTGGTCAAAATGTTAATTGCCAGAATGCCGCCTGACCAGCTGCTAATGGAGATTGAAAAGATGAACCAAGAGCAGGCCGCATACGCTCAATTTGGCATCCAGGACATAAGCGAAGGAGCAAATCCGCTAATCCAACCCATGCAATAGTTGCATAACCATTTGTTTTTGGGTAATAATGCCCCAACCCGACCCGTGGGTAGTAACGGGGCAAATCCTTGGAGTAATCCATGTCTGAAGAAGTAAGTGCAGTACAGAAAAGACTAGAAGCCAGTACGGTGACTAGCGAAAATTTAGCTGAATTCCAAGCTGAAAAGCTAGGTTTAGCTGACAAACCGCCACGCGAGGCTATTGAAACAATAGAGCCGCTGGACGATGATAGTCAGAGTGAACCAGCCAGTGACGAGCAGCAAACAACAGAGGAAAAAAGGCGACCTAAGATTGAGCGACGGTTTGAGGCGGTAACCAAGGCGCGTGATGAAGCAAAGCAAGAAGCAATGCGGGAGCGCGAAGCCAGGGTAAGCCTTGAACAACGGTTAGCGGAAATGGAACGGAAACAAGCCCCCAAGGGCGAAGCCGAACCAGACCCAAGCCAGTTTACCGATATGTTTGAATATGCCAAGGCATTGACAGACTACAAGGTTGACCAGCGATTAGGGGAAGAACGACAGAAGGCAGTACAGGCCAAGGTGCAAGCCGAGAAAGAGCAGGTATTAAATACTTGGTCAGAACGGGTTAACCAGGCCAAAGCAGCAATGCCAGATTTTGAGCGAGTGGTGAAAAGCGCAGACATGACAGTAGTCAATGAAGTGCGTGATGCCATATTCGAGTCAGATGTTGGGCCGCAGCTGCTGTATCACCTTGCTGACAATCCCGAATTCGTTGAAAAGCTGCAAGGGATGACGCCAGCCGCACAGTTGCGACAAATTGGGAAGTTAGAGGCTATGTTTGAGAAACAAGACTCAAAGCCTGTTGTCCAGAGAAGTAGAGCAAGCGCACCGATTACCCCTATTCGGTCAGCCGCCAACGGGCGTGATGTTGCATTGACTGCTGATGGGCAGTTTCATGGCAGCTACCAAGCCTGGAAAGCAGGTAGACTTAATGGGCAAATTCGATAACCATTTTTTTAGGATTTATCATGGCAAATAATTTGCTTACCATCAGCATGATCACCAACGAAGCGTTGATGGTTTTAGAAAACGAGCTCACATTTACCTCGCAGGTGGAACGTAACTATGACGATCAATTCGCTGTAACCGGCGCAAAGATTGGCGCAACATTAAACGTCCGTCGCCCTGGCCGTTTTGTTGGCACTTCTGGCCCAGCGTTGAACGTGGAAGACTTCAACGAGACGTCTGTACCAGTAACTTTGTCAACGCAGTTCCACGTTGATACCCAGTTCACCACGCAGGATCTGGCGCTGTCTCTTGACCGCTTCAGTGATCGAGTGCTAAAACCCGCGGTTGCTGCTATTGCCAACAAGATTGACCGTGATGGTCTGGTGATGGCTAAAAACGCCACTGCCAACATTGTCGGTACTGCTGGCACTGTCCCCACCAGCTTGCTGACCTACCTCACGGCAGGCGCATACCTGGACTCCGAGGGCGCACCACGCGATGGCCGCAGGGCTTGCATTGTTGAACCGTTTACCGGCGCAACGATTGTGGACTCGCTCAAAGGTCTGTTTGTGCCTTCCAACACCATTGCCAAGCAATACGAGCGCGGCATGATGGGCAAGGACTCGGCAGGCATGATGTGGAAGATGGATCAGAACGTTGTTAGCCAAACTTTTGGCTCCTACGCTACTGCTACCCTGGCTTGCGCTACTACCACGGCAACCGGCTTTCTGACCAGCGGCTGGGCATCAACGTCCACCATTGCTCTGACTGCTACCACTGCTACGGCTGGCCTCAAGCAAGGCGACACCATTACCATTGCAAACATCTTTGCAGCCAACCCACAAAATCGCGCAGCTTACGGCTCCAACCGTCTGCGTAGTTTTGTTGTCCAGGCTGATGTGACGGTTGCAACCTCTGGCACGACTTCTGTGATCGTCAGCCCTGCTGTGATTACTGCTGGTCAATTCCAGAATGTGGTGGTCAACAGCACTAGCGCTACCGCAGTTGTGACCCCGTTCAACAACACTGGCGTTGTTTCTCCGCAAAATATTGTGATGCACAAAAATGCCTTCACTATGGCCTGCGCTGATCTGGAACTGCCTGATGGCGTTCACTTTGCTGGCCGTGCAGCTGATAAGGAACTGGGCCTGTCCATGCGTGTTGTGCGTCAGTACACTATCAACAATGACTCTATCCCAACTCGCGTAGACGTTCTCTACGGTTGGGCGCCGCTGTACCCCGAGCTTGCTTGCCGGGTTGCCGCTTAACACCTACCACTAAGGAGTAACTATCATGGCAAATCCAGGCGCAGCAACAACCACTACCGTCCATCCGCAAACTCTGTCGAGTAACCAGGCCATCCGCTTGATTGCTTACGCAACGGGCGTTTCTATCAATGCCACAGGCGATGCAGCAATTACTTTGCCGGTCATCAACACCACCAGCTACAACATCACCAATGTCATTATTACTAATGCCAACAAAGATGTGTCTGGTGGTGCTTTGGCAATCTGGACGCAACCAGCTGGTGCGGGTACTGAAATCGTGACTAACGCATCGTTGACGAGCAATACCAGTTCAGCTTACGTCACCAAATCCACGGTGGTAGCGGCTACTGGCACGGCTAACCTTTCAGCCCAGGTGTTCTACGTCCGGGTTGGAACTGCTGTTTCTGGCGGCACGATTGACGTTTTTGTCTACGGTACTGATTTCACAGCGTTCTAAACTGTCGGTTTTCAGTAAAATAAAAGGGGACTGTTCGCAAGGGCGGTTCCCTTTTTCACTCAAAAATCATGGCTACAACATCCCTATCCCCCACGCCCAAGCTGCAATTCTTTGATCTGAACGGCGCACCGTTGTCGGGTGGGTTGCTGTACACCTACGCTGCTGGCACAACCACTCCACTAGCCACCTACACCGACAGCACCGGCAACATTGCCAACACTAACCCCATCGTCCTGGACAGCCGTGGCGAGGCTAATGTGTGGCTTAGTGGGGCTATCTATAAGTTTGCTCTTTACACCAGCGTTAGCGTGTTGATCTGGACAGTAGACAACATTTCAACCAATGGCAGCAATCTGTCGGTTACTGAACATACTGGTGACGGGGCAACGACTGCCTTTGCGGTTTCAGATGGGTTTACTGCTATCTACATCAACGGCGTGTACCAGAACCGCAACACCTACACCACAACCAGCGGCACGGTGACGTTTAGCCAAGCACCGCCCTACACATCCATTATTGAAGTTGTTTACAACTAGGAATCGCCATGTTAAAAGTAGCAAATTCAGTCATCAACGCCAGCCAAATTGCAACGCCAATCACATTTGCTGGTGACGTTACCCTGTCCACAGGCAACCTAATCATCGGCACATCTGGCAAAGGCATCGACTTTTCTGCTACATCACATCCTGCTGGGATGACCAGCGAGTTGTTGGCTGACTATGAAGAAGGCACTTGGACGCCAGTTGTTGCAGATGCTTCAAGCGGTGGAAATACCGGAACATTTTCCGGAAGTGGAAATTATACAAAAGTTGGTAGGCAAGTTACAGTCAGAATGTATTTAAGCTACATAAACACAACTGGAATGACTGGTGCTAATACGCTGTTTATTCGTGGTTTGCCTTATGCCGCAGCTTCATCTGCACAGGGTAGTTTTTACACTTACCGAGTTGCACGAGATGCAGCAACAGTAAGTTCATGTGCCCATATTGGTGATCCTGCAAGTTTCTTCAATTTTGCTTTGTTTACAATTCTTAGCGCAACCGCAGACAAAAGAATTCTTGTTTCAGATATTGTTTCGGGTACTAGCGAAATTCAAACGACCCTTACTTATTTTGCGTAAGGATTAAATATGTCGCTCACAAAAGTTTCCTATTCAATGATTGAAGGCGATGTAATCAATGCCTTTGATTACATGACACCTGCTGAGATTGCTGATGTTACTAGCAACACTGCAAGTCTTAATGTTGCAACTGCTGTTCAAGCAGCCATTACTGATGCAACTGCCGCCAAAAAGATTTTGCGATTGCCAGCAGGTACTTATCGACTAGAAGCTACGTTGACCATTTCAGGCAACAACTGGTTAATTGGTGATGGCAAAGACGGTACAAAACTAGAATGCCAACATGGTGGCAGTTGTATTATTGCAAGCGCATGGGGTGGCCGAATTGCCGCACTTAGCATCTACACCTATGAGATAGGTTCTAACGCCATCCAAGCGGGTAACAATTCACGCAACTGCTGTATTGATGCGGTGTATCTTGATGCTACTGCTATTGGCGCAACAACCCTTGGCGCTGGCATTTACTTGTACGAACCTGATGGTTTTTCTGGTGGCATCACAATTTCTAACAGCTACGCCATTCAGTTTAAGTATGGTATTTTAATGGATGGCGTAAACATCAACACCGCCACTTGGACAACGGTTTCAATTTACAACTTTTGGGCTGTTGGCATTTTGTCAAGCGGAATCCCGCGTGTTGGTACTTATGGCATTTACATGAGTGCTCTTACCAACGGCATCGGGACTTGTATGTATGGCGGTACGCTTGAGCAGTTTGAGTACGCTATCTATGTTGCCGATGGCTCATATGGCGGTGTGTTTGAAACCGACATGGAAGGCAACACCAATGAATACTACATTGGAAACAATTTTCAAGGTCACATCACTTCAGCATTTGGCGTCCCAAGCATTTCCCGCACCAGCAACACACCAACGCAAATTTGGGATTATTACGAGCTTATAGGTGGTTTTGGCCCCAAGCAAGAAAATTACTATGCACCTTCTTGGCTTGTTTCTACTGGAAGCGGTGAAGCTACAAAAATAAATTATTACCGCAATAGCGTAAGTGTAATTGACGGTGGCGCTCTTGACGCAAACGCAACCAAATTTGCATTCGGCATGGGGCAATCTGGAGTGTTTGGTTCAGCAGTTCATCCAAGTACCCACTATGTCCAAGTTAGCAATTCAAAATTGCATTGGGGCAACGATATACCTTCTGCCAGAACAGGAGCTCAACTTGTGGCTTGGATTCAAGGTGATATCTGCTACAACTTATCAGCAACAGTTGGTCAGCCTATTGGTTGGATGTGTACAGTGGCAGGGACACCCGGCACTTGGGTTGCAATGGCTAATCTCTAAAGGAATCAATCATGGCTTTGAAAAAAATCGAACCTACTCAATTTGGTTTTGATGTGCCGAACGCATATCAACGTGTTGAAAATATAAAACTCAGAAAAACCTCAATGCAATTTCAACTTTGCATTTACTCTGATGTAACCAAAACTGCGTTTAGTCATAAGAACTACGCTTGTGCTTACAACATGGCTGGAGCAAACCCAATCGCCCAAGCCTACGCCCATTTGAAAACCCTGCCAGAATTTGCTGGCGCAACTGATTGTTAAACCAAAGCCCAAGTGGATTCTTGGGTCATACTAGGAGAGCATCATGCTTGAGAAAATTGAAATCGTTGACCGTATTGAAGTGATCGAAAACGGCTCGGTGCAAGTACGCACCAAAACCGCCATCATGGAAGATGGCAAACAGATCAGCGGCTCATTCCACCGTCATGTTGTTGCCCCTGGCGATGACTACAGCGCCGAGGATGCCCGTGTGCAAGCCATTTGCAAAGCAACGCATACTGCGGCTGTGGTGGCGGCTTACAAGGCGGCACAAGCTGCTGCTACGCCATAATTAGGCACGAGCCGCTGAACAACCTTGAAAGACAAAAATGACTCAAGAAGCCTTCCAACCACTTGGCCTGACAGTTAACTTTACGGGCGCAACCAGTGCCCCAACAGCTGTACAACCTGGCCCATCCAATGTGGTCAACACCAACTATCGGTTTGTCAATGTGGGTGCGGTGACTGTGTTTCTTGGAACGGGCACATCATCAGCGCTTGCTGTAACAGAAGCATCTGTGACCACGGGAATCCCACTGGTGGCTGGCGCTGTTGAAATAATGAGTTTTCCTGCGGGAACATTCTTCACAGGCATCACAGCATCCAGCACCGCGGTGGTCTACGTTACGCAGGGCCAAGGGCTGTGACAACCCCCCAGGACATCATCAACCGGGCGCTAAAAGACGTTGGCGCTCTAGCTGCGGGAGAAACCCCAGCGGCAGCAGATTCGGCAGATGCGTTCGATATGCTGAACGATATGTGCGCCCAGTGGTCAAACGAAAACATGATGGTCTTCTATAAGACTGAAATCATTTTTCCAACGGTTCCCAACCAGGTGCAATACACCATAGGGCCAGGTGGTCAGGTAGGTGCATCGTTTACAGGCTCAATTGCTGCCACCACGTTGACGGTCACTGCCATCACCTCGGGCGCAATTGCCATTGGGCAAACCTTGTCAGGCACTGGCATCACTGCTGGCACCACCATTGTGGGCTTTACAACGGGCGCAGGCGGCAATGTCAACGAGGCAGGCACCTACACCGTCAGCATCAACCAAACAGTGCCCAGCACCACGATTGCAGCCTACTACGAGCGTCCCCTAACGATTGAGAGTGCTTTTGTGCGGATTGCTACGATGCAGGGCGGCAGTCCAATTGCTGGCGGTTACCTGGACTATCCCGTTGCCATCTTGGGCGCAGAGGAATACCAGAGCATTGGCATCAAGCAGCTGAGTGGGCCGTGGGCCAAGGCCATTTACTACCAACCAAGCGAAGTGCTGGGGACATTGTTTGTCTATCCCAACCCCAGCCAAGGCGAGTTGCATCTGTTTACTCAGACCATCTTTAGGCAGTTCAACGGGTACGCCGACTCTATCCAGCTGCCCCAGGGCTACAACAATGCGCTGCGGTGGTGCCTGGCAGAACGGTTGATGCCCATGTATGGCAAGACCAACCAGACAACCATTGCCATGATTAACGCATTTGCTGCCCAAGCCAAGGCCACAATCAAACGCACTAATATGCGTCCACCACAAGTTTCGCGTTATCCTGATGCCCTGATGGTTGGCAAAGCCAAAGACGCCGGGTTTATCATGGATGGCGGTTTCCGTTAACAAGGATTAAACATGACTACCGTTGCCATCTCCGGTCTGCCCGTTGCTACTGTCATCAACGCTGCCGACATTGTTCCGTTTGTCCAGGCTGGCACAACCAAAAGCATCAGCAAGACCTTGCTGTTCACCAGCCCCACAATGGTGACGCCTGCGTTGGGGACGGTTGCCAGTGGCGTCATTTCGGCCTGCACATCGACCAGCATGGTTATGGTGACGCCGGTACTTGGCGCAGCCACTGGCACTAGCTTGGCGGCAACTGGTGCAGTCACATCATCTGGCACGGCAGGCGTGGGCTACGCAACAGGCGCAGGCGGTACTGTTACCCAAGCAACAAGCCGCACCACAGGCGTGACGCTGAACAAAACCACAGGCGCAATCACCATGTTTAGCGCAGCAGGAACAACGACTGCGGCAACTTTTACTGTGACCAACAGCACCGTGGCGGCAACCGATGTGATCATCCTCAATCAAAAGTCAGGAACAGATCTGTACGACCTGATGGTTACGGCAGTGGCGGCAGGAAGTTTTAACCTGACATTCCGCACAACTGGCGGCACTACCACTGAAACTCCGGTCTTCAACTTTGCAGTGATTAAAGCTGTAGCAGCTTGATATGCCAGATTTTGGTTTTGTTGGGACTTCATACGAAGCCCCTTCCATTTATCAAGATGCTCAAGAGTGCATCAATTTCTATGCGGAGATTGACCCTCAGAAACAGGCTGGTGAACGGGGCGTTGTAGCGCTGTACCCAACCCCTGGCCTAACTCTACAAACCCAGTTGGCCGTAGCAGAAGTTCGTGGGCTGCATACCCTGTCAGGCGAGACAATCCTAATTGCAGTTTCAGGCGCAAGTGTTTACTCGGTCAATACCAGCATGGTGGCAACCTTGATTGGTACGCTGTCCAGCACCACTGGCCCAGTGTCCATCAGCGACAACATCACAACCAACAACGGGCTGACAGCCTATATTGTTGATGGCGGTAACCGCTACACCTGGATTGCATCCACAAACACTTTTGCAGTGTTGCCAAGCACTGATGGCCCGTGGCAAGGCGCAAACGTCACAGATCAGGTTGATAATTATTTCCTCTACAACGAGCCAGGAACGCAAAACTTTGCTTGTAGTGACCTTGGCCTTGCTACGTCATCTTTGGCGCTGTACGGCACGGTTGATGGCTCCAGTGACCTGTTGGTTACCTTTATTGTTGACCGCAGGCAGGTTTACCTGCTGGGTGAACGCACCACAGAGGTTTGGACTGACATTGGCAACGTGATTGCTGGCATCACCACCTTCCCGTTTCAACGAATTCAAGGCACGAGCAGCCAAAGCGGTATTGCTGCAAGGTTTTCGTTGGCGCGGTTTGGCAATAGCTTTGTTTGCGTAGCTAGGGATACGGTGGGCAATGGCACGATTGAGATGATGGAGGGCTACACCTGGATGCGGATATCTACCCATGCAGTTGAGCAGAGCCTGATCAACCAATACATTGGTGATGCAATTGCCTATACCTATCAGATTGAAGGCCACGAGATGTACGTTGTTACATTTCCGACTGTCAATTTGACATGGGTTTATGACCTGTCCACTAAAAGCTGGCACAAATGGCTAGCGTTTTCAAATGGCGTTTACAGTCGGCATCGGTCAAACTGCGGCGCGTTTTTTGCCAATCGGTATATTGTTGGTGACTATCAAAACGGCAAGCTGTACAGCATTGAAAATGCTGTTTACACAGAAGATGGCGCAACAATTCGCAGGCTACGTCGAGCGCCTCACTTGGTGGCTGACTTCCAGCGTCAATACTTTGATGAACTACAAATTCAATTCCAACCAGGTGTTGGGCTTGGCGTCACACCAGAGCAAACTGCTGATGGCATTGTCACCGAATTGGCAAACGTTCCACCAGCTGGCCCAAGCTACCAACTGATTGCAGAGTTTGATTGGCAGTACCTAGCAACAGAAAGCGGCGATGAAATCACCACTGAGGCTGGCGATGGTTTTGAATCGTTGGTGACGTTTGCCTACTCTGGGCCTGATACAGCTGGCGCCGAGATTGTCACTGAGCAATACCCAGCTACGCCTGGTTACGATCCACAAGCCATGCTGCGCTGGTCATCTGATGGTGGCAGCACCTGGTCAAGTGAGCATTGGACATCTATTGGCAAAATGGGGCAGTACAGCAACCGTGCTATCTGGCGGCGGCTAGGATTTGGCCGTGATCGCGTGTTTGAGGTTAGCATTTCAGCGCCTGTAAAAGCCGTAATTATTTCAGCCAATTTGAAAGCTAGCGCAGGTGATAACTGATGGCAACCTCTATCCCCAACGGCAACATAAACATTCCGTTTAGCAGTTTTTTAGATCCGATAACGGGCAGGCCCAGCCAAGAGTGGTTGATGTTTTTGATGAACCCAACCTTTATCAGCGCAAATTTAAGTAGTGCATTGCCAGTTACCAGCGGAGGCACGGGGTTGACCACAATCCCAACCAACGGCAAATTGTTGATTGGTAATGGCACAGGCTATTCGCTAAACACCTTGACAGCTGGTACTGGCATCACAGTCACCAATGGTTTAGGCACAATAACCTTGGCATCCAGCGGTGTGACAAGTTTTAGCGCAGGCACAACGGGGTTTACGCCCAGCAGCCCCACAACTGGCGCGGTAGTGCTGGCAGGAACTTTAGTAATAGCCAACGGCGGCACAGGAGCCACTACAGCCGCAGCAGCTAGGGCCAACTTGGGCGCTGGCACGGTTACATCAGTAGGCGGCACTGGCACGGTCAACGGCATCACACTGACAGGCACGGTTACCACAGCAGGCAATCTGACGCTTGGCGGAACGCTGAGCGGGGTTAGCCTGACTACGCAAGTCAGTGGCATCCTGCCTATAGCCAACGGCGGGACAGGTACTTCCACTGCTGGGGTTAGCGCCACAATCGTGACTGCTAAACTGACCGCACTCGGCGCAGACGGTAGCATGACTTTTACCAATGGTTTGCTTACAGCGCAGACTCCTGCGACTTAGGTTGGTTCAATGAGCCTAGTCACACAAGTTAGCAAAGAGCAGATTGAGCGCCTGCAAAAAGAAATGGCTGTGTTGCCACAATTGGAGTTGGTGACTGAACATTCGTTTAGCCCAGGGATGTACTTGCGGAAAGTCTACCGCCCAGCTGGTACGCTGATTGTTGGCAAAGTGCATAAAGAGCCGCACTTCTTTCTTTGCGTTAAAGGTGAAATAATTGCCTGGACAGAAGGCGGGATGCGACACTTGTATGCTGGCGATGTAATTGAAAGCAAACCAGGCACTAAGCGAGTAACACTAGCGGTAACTGATGCAATTGGGATTACGATCCACTGTACCGACAAAACAAATTTAGATGAAATTGAAACTGAATTGATTGAACCAGACACGGCAGCATTGTTTGATTCATCAAATAAGTTAAAACTGAAGGAGTTAACATGACTTGGGTAGCAGCAGCAATTGGCGGTAGCGCATTATTGGGCTTTTTAGGTTCTCAAAAACAAGCCGAAGCCGCTACACAAGGTGGCCAACTTCAATATCAAGCTACGCAAGACGCAGCTAAACAGCAGCGAGAAATGTTTGACATTCTCAATGCTCAACAGCTGCCATACCGCACTGCTGGACAAGGAGCGTTGACCAGCCTGCAAGATATGCTGCCGTACTTTACTGAGAAACAAGCCCCGTACCGACCGTTTACCGCAGAGGATTTGAAATCCAATCTAGCGCCTAACTACGAGTTTATGAAGCAGCAGGGGCTGGGGGCGACAGCGCAAGCCATGAATCCAGGCGGTGGCGGTAGCAACATTGATTTGGCACGAACAAAGTTTGCAGAAGATTACGCTGGCAGTGCATACCAAAATGCTTTGGCAAACTATATGTCTCAGCAACAAAACATATTCAACCAAGGCCAATCTGAACGCACCAACATTTACAACAAACTGTCTAACCTAGCAGGCATTGGTCAGACCGCTACCACCAACATTGGCAATGTCGGCGTTGGTACTGCTGGCAACCTTGGTCAGCTTGCAATTGGCGGGGCAACAGCCCTGGGTGCTGGCAACATTGGTGCTGCAAACGTCATGGCTGGTGGTCTGCAAGGAATTGGCAATGCTGCAACCTTGGCATCGATGCTTAGACCCCAAGGGCAACCAACGCCAATAAACTATACAGGGCAAACGCCTGCACCAGAACCTGGCTATTTTGGCTCTGCAATACGCTTAGGATAAAAAATGGCTGATTTCAATATATCCCCAATCGGCAACACGGTTAAGCCCGTGCCTGGAATGTCGTTGTCTGACATGATGAACATGGCAACCAGCGCCCAGGCGTACCAGCAGCAGCGCCAGCTTAACCCGTTACAGCTGCAAGCCGCTGAGCAAACTGTTGAACAAGCACGGCGAATGAATCCATTGGCATTGCAAGCACAGCAACAAATTGTTGACCAAGCTGCCCGAGTAAATCCAGAATTGTTCCGTAGCGCTACCGCTGCCGCAGGCACTGCCGAAACTGGTGAATCATCTGCTAAGTTGGATTTTGCCAATAAAAAGGTAACTGCTATTGCTAACAGGCTGACAAGCACCATTAATGACCCGTTGATTATTGCTGCCGAACAAAATCCAGATGCGGTTAACCCAGAAGCCTTATATGCCCGGATAAAAAACTATGGCATGACCCAAGCTAAAGAAATGGGCATACCAGAAGACCAAGCAATTGCTTTAATTCAACCTTATCTTCAAGTGCCTCCAGCTGGTATGCGTCAGTTTTTGAAAAATAAGCTATTAGCCACATTGGATGCTAGTAGCCGACTTTCTGCTATGCAACCTACTGGCGTACCTGTTAGCAGCGGTGCTGGTACAGCAGTTGTTGCCACTGGTGAGTTTGGCGCTCCACGCCCTGGCACTGCACTTCCAGGCACTACGATTGACACTAAATTGCCACCAGGAACAGAGTTAACTGCTGTTGCAGGTGATGGAACTGGCTTGGCACCTGGAACAAAATACCTTAAAGGCCCAGAAAGTGGTACGGTGCCTGGTTCTACGCCAACGCTTACACCAACCCAAAGACCAACTGTTCCTAGTGCTGCGGCTCCTCCAGTTGGTAGGCCGTTTGTCTCAGCCCAAGCGCCAGGTGAGCCTGAGACACTTAAATCAAACGCAGCAACAGCAAGCGCAGATTGGGCAACTACATCTACAGATGCAACTGTTGCCCAGCAAAGAATTGCAACACTACAGAAAATCAGGCAATTGGCACCTGACGCATTTACAGGGGTTGGTGGCGCACGAAAAGAATTTATAGCAGGATTGGCAAATGCAATCGGCATATCTGCTTTTGAGGCAGAAAAAACAGCCACTGATGAATTAAGAAAAAATGCTAATTTATTGGCATTGGCAGGCGGCAACACTGATGCAGCACGGGCGTTGGCAGAAATGGCTAATCCCAACACAAAGATGAACGCTCAAGCCATCAAAGAAGTGGTTAACCAGTTGATTGGCATTGAAAGCATGAAAGCTGCAAAAGCCAAATACTTAGGCCAGTATCGAAACACGCCAGACAATTACATTCAACAACTTGCTCAATTTAATGACATAGCCGATAGCAGACTTTTCCAAGAAA